GTGGGGTAGTAGATGTCGAGCATCACGTGGTCCTGCATGCACTGCGAGAGATGCAGGTCGAGGTTGTTCTCTTCGAGAAACTGCTTTGCGCCCGGTACGTGCATCTCCACACCGTCGGCTCCCTCCACGTCGTAGCCCAGCCACGTGCGCTCCCAGTCGGCGTAGAGGTCGCGCAGGCGCTGCAGAGCCTTTGGCTCGCGGGGCTTCTGCAGGCCAGAGCCCTCTATCTTTTCAAGTCGCTCTATGATGTCGCCGCTGCCTTCGGCCTCGCTCTGTTCCTCCAACTCGTCTATCTGCTGCTGCAGCAGCTCGCCCGCGTCGCGGAACTCCACCAGCTCGCCGTCGGGCATGCGGTACATGTAGTGTACGCCCAGCCCCGTTATCAGGTCGGCGATATAGCGCAAAGGCGCGGCGGTGTAGGGGCTCGACATGGCCAGCGGTGGTATGACGGATGGGATGTTGTCGCCAGCGCCCCACTTCACGTAGCCCTGTCCCAGCGGCTTGCCGTCCTTGTCGCTGACGTGCTCCACGGTGTCAGTGCGCCCGTCGAAGGCCCACGCCACCTTCGAGAGCGGCCCGTTGCTCCACGACCCGCAGCCCATCGAGGCCGCCATGTCCTGCGCCCCGGCGTTGGCGGCATCGGCCACGGCCAGGCTGATGTCACGTACCCTGCCCTTCAACATATCAATCGGGATATATCGTTTGGCCATCAAGTCGTTATGAACTTTCTTGAACTCCGAGAATGTCTTCGGAGTCCTTATCACAGGCTGCTGCCCGTTCCTATTGCCTTTCTTGCTCATAATGTGTTGGATTTTTGAGGGGAAGATAAGGGTTCGCCCGTCGAAAAACAAGGGCAGAGTTTAAGATGCCAAATTGGCACCTTGGAAAATTTTTCCGCCGAAAAGTTTGCACGATTAAAATAAACATTGTATCTTTGCAGCGTCAAAATTCTAAGAGCGGTACGAGAGGCCGCCGATACTTAGCGGCATTTTTTGTGCCCAAGCCATATTAAGAGATATAACTCTGACCGCAACCGCGTGGGACAGTGGAAACACCCCCAAGGCATTCGCTCTTAGAAGCCTGACAGCGCGTAGTACGGTCATTTTGTTTATTGTCAAATTCTAAGAGATTATGGGAAAGAATAGAAAACCTTATACGATAGGGGAACTTATCGAAGTGTCATCGAGATACGACGATTTGAAAGAGTTCAGAACAAAAGAGAAGCGAGCCTATTGTGCCATGCAAAGACGCGGGTTGTTAGAGCAACTTTGCGCCCACATGAAAAGATATTGGGATAATTATACAGAAAGCGAATTGTCTGCAATAGCGGCTAAATACGACGATTTAAAAATGTTTCGCAAAAAAGAGGCGAACGCTTACGATGCCATCCTGAGACGCGGGTTGACCGACGTCTTATGTGGGCACATGAAGCGCAGGGCTACAAGGCGGACGGATGAAGAACTTGCTGCTATTGCCTCTAAGTACAATTCCCTTCCAGAATTTAGGGAGCAAGAAACGGCTGTATATGTGGCAATAAGTCATCGTGGGTTTGTCGATAAGCTGTGTTCTCACATGGAGCGTTTGAACAAACGAAGTTGTTCAGAAGAAGAGCTTGCAGCTATAGCGTCGAAATATGATACCATGCAAGATTTTAGGAGAGAGGAGAATAGTGCCTACCGTACTATCGTTGAACGCGGACTTTTGGACAAGCTGTGCCGACACATGAAACGTCGTTTTAAAACAGAAGAGGAAATTGCCGAAATATGTAGGAGATACGACAACCTGAAAGAATTTCGCAAGAAAGAGCACAATCTTTATAACAGCATTCTGGATCGTGGTTTGGTGGATAAGATGTGCGGACACATGGAGAGAACAGGAAATCTTTTTAAGAGAAAGGTGTATGTATTTACCTTCTCTGACGGTTACGCATACGTAGGATTAACACAAGATCCAAAATACAGATACAAGCAGCATGTTGAAGAAGCAATAAAATCTCCTGTCTACAGGCACATCCAAGAAACTGGAGCTTCACATGAGTTTAAGATACTTACCGGTTGGATTGACAAAAAAGATGTAGGAAAGGTTGAAGAAAGTTACATAGAGCGATATGCCAACGACGGATGGAAGATGCTGAATAAAGCAAAAGGAGGCGGTCTCGGTTGTGGGATACAATATGATTATACACATGAGAAAATACAAAGCGAGGCAAACAAATACAGATACTTGGAAGACTTTAGAAAATATTCCAAGCGTTATTATGAATTTGTTCGCATCCATAATCTGTTTGATGAATATTGCTCACACATGGAACGCAGATACAGAAAACATGGGTATTGGAACCTTGAAAACTGTATAAAAGCAGCGAAAGAGTGCAAGAGCAGAAGCGAATTACAAAAAAGATACAGAAGGGCTTATAAGGTTTTGTACGAGGCCAATCTGCTTGATAGGTATGTCCCTCCTCTGCGAAAGAGAAAATCTAAGAACCCTACTTCGGTATGTGAGTCAGATTCTTGAACCGCCCGCGCAGCCCGCCGCCTATTTTCGGCTTGCCTGTGACGCCGTGATACTTCACGCCTATCACCAGGTCGTCGAAGGCATCGGTGATGTCGGTGCGCATGCGGGGGTCGCCGCCCATCGACTCCTCGTCGGTGGCCTTCAGCTTCTCGCGGCTCTTGTCTTTCTTGAATGTGCCAGGCACCAGTCCTGCATTCTCCAAGGCCGGTATCAGGTAGGTGTTGCGTCCTGGGTCGGTGCAAATCCTGATATTCGGTTTCTGTACGCCAGACATCAGGTCGGCCATCAGCTGGAACTTGACGGCATGCAGCAGCGGTGCGCCGGTGTCGATGGCCGTCACCTTGAAGCCGAGGTCGGTCAGCTCCTGCACCACTACGCGGTCGAAGCGGTTGTCGTCGCCGTCCTCCACGGCGTAGGCGGTGCTGGCTCCCTGCTTCACTGTACTCGTGAAATACAGGCACACCTCCTTGCAGCCACGGCGCAGGAACGGGCAATAGATACGTCCGAACTCCTCGCGGCAGAGCGAGCGGAGCTTCCTCTCGTTGAGCACGAACAGCGAGCGCTGTATCAGCAGGTCGTCGCCGCGCTCCTGCCCCACCACCATACAACAGATGTTGGCGTTGGCATCGAAGGCAATCAACAGTGGCTGGTCCCACGCCAGGTCCATATCGAGCTCACAGGTATCCTCTTCGCCAAGGCGGCCCAGCGTGTCGATGTCAAGCTGCTCGGTGGTCACGTCCTGCATCCAGCGGGTGGAGTCGAGCGCCTTGCCCTTCTTCTTCACCGTGAACTTGTCGGCCAGCATCGAGTAGCTGTCGCCGTATTCCCGGCTGTACTGCTCTTCGGTGTAGCCGTGTATTGTCTCGATGTCAAGGTTGCAGTAGAAGCCGTCCTTGGCGGCTCCCTTCTCCGCTCCGAGCACCATCAGTGAGAACAGCAGCGGCGGCATCTGGCGCTCCATGTCGCGCAGCCACGACTCGCCAAGCATGCTCAGGTTCTCGGCACTGCTCAGGTTCCAGAAGCAGATGCTGTCCTTTCTGAGCGCGTGGAGCTGCTTCAGGAAGTTCTCGTTCTGTGCCAGAGCCACGGCGGCACGCGGGTTGTGCTTTTCGAGATACTTCAACTCTGCCAGCATGGTCGTCAGCTGCTCGTTGACATCGTGCGTTTCCTGCTCTTTCTCCTTCTCCCAGAGACACTGGCTCTGGGTCAGTCCGGCATCCGACACCCAGAGCTGCGAAAGCCAGTGGTTGTTCATCTTCGGGTCGGTGCCCCTGCCCCACACCTTCTTCTCCGTCTTACGGGCAGAGGGTGGCATGAAGTCGCCGCGAAGCGTAGGTATTACCTCTTCCTTCACGCGCTGCCAGGGGTCGTATTTCGTCTCGTCGCCTATGAGTGCTGCCAAATTTAATCCATTGGCAGATCCCTTAACGCATAGGCTAATCATTTGCCAGCAGAAGCCATTGCTGAAGTGAACTATGTTCTCCCAGTTGCGCGGGCGTGCCAGCGGATAGTCCCAGTGGAGCTTGGCAGGAGCCTGGCCAAGGAAGTAGAAGTTCTCAAAGCCGAGCGTATTGACCACCTTCAGGGCGTTGGGCATCGTGCGGGTGTAGAGCTGCTTGGCACTGGCACCCACGAAACCGCCCATCTGACGGGGCAGCCCGATGGTGACATCCACCATGTGAACGCCGATAAACGAGGTCTTGCCAGTACCACGACCGGCACGGACGAAAGTAGTGCGCGAGCCGAAGTTGCGCACCTCCTTCTGCCATCGGTTCAGATACACCTTATGCAAGCCGTCGTGGGCGTAGTCCACCATTGCGCCACCTTGCTCGGCAGTCTGCTGGTCAACGTCGGGCAGCATCTTCGCCTCCAGTGTGTCGCTGCTCTTGTTCGGGTTGGTTCCTATCCTCGACATGCCTTATTCCTCCTCTGTGGTTATGCTCGGTATGACGTTCTTCTCAGCAGGCGGCTCAGGCTCCATCAGTTCTGCCGCTCTGCTCCTGGCCTCCATCTGTGCCACCTTCTGGTCAATGGCCTTGTGCTTGTCGTCGACGAATGCGCCGTACTTGGCTATAATGCGCTTGGTTTCCTCGTCGTCGATGTTCTCCTTGGTGTCGTCCACCTCTCGGATATCGGTTACGACGACGGTGGGCAGGAAGGCCACCTTGTTCATATCGGCCTGCTCCTGCTCCGGCTTATCCAGCCCCGCCACCTCATACAGCCGCTTTGAGCCTTTGTCGAGCGCCATCACGTTGTCGGTCTCCAGTCCGATGCGTATCATCTTCTCGGCGGCGTGGCGCACCTTCAGCTCGTCCTGCCGGCGCGACCCCGACTGTATGTGGTCGATAACGAAGTCGAGCAGCATCTTGTCCTTCTGTGCCGCCACGGTGACGGCTGCCGCGTCGCTGTAGCTGCCCGTCTGCTTCACCAGTTGGCGCAGCATCTGGTAGGCATCCAGCATCGGGTCTTTTATCCAAACCCAATAGACGTGTGCCACCCTTGCCAGTCGGTCCTTATGCTCCCGTCGCATATCGAGGTCCTTGATGGGCACCCCGCTCTGGAAGTGCAGCAGTGCCCCGGACATCAGTGATTGCGACATTCCTGTTTCTCTTGCCATCTCAGTGATTTACTATTTACAGATTTACAATTTACGATTTATTTACGATGGGATGTATTTTACGATTTGTCATGCGGTGCGACGAAATAACTAAATCACTAAATTGCCAAATAAATAGTAAATAGTAAATCGTCAAATCGTAAACATCCATTCATATCGCCGCAAGGAACTCCCCCCACTTGTGGCTGTCGCTCTTCTGGCTTGTCTGCTTCCCTGCGGTGTCGAAGAGCGGGCCGTCGTTCCAGCCCGGCACGCCGGGGCATAGCTTGCCCGTCACGTCGTAGTGGCGGATGACGCGCTCGCGGGGTATGTCGTAGGCCATCATCAGATAGCGCACCAGGCGCAGCGTGCGGCCCACCACGTGGTCGCTCAGCGTCCACCCCTCGTGGTTGGGGGCCGATGCCGACGTTCCCTTGGCGAGCGTGGAGCACATCTCGATGCTGATAGTGTTGCGGTTCACGGACTTGCCCGCGAGCCGTGCGCCGCCCGTCCAGGGGTTCCGCTTGTCGCCCACCGCCCAGCAGTAGTAGCTGTCGATGTCGGGATTCACCACGACGGTCTGCTCGTCGTCCACCACGAAGTCGGCACTCGCCGGTCGCTTGGTGAACACGTCGCGGTTGGCCTTCGCC